AGGTCTAGTGTGGAACGAGGTTAGTAGGCGCTATGTAGACAGTGAACCTGAGTTCTATTCTCCTACAGCGTGGCGTGGTAGACCAGACGGCAGTATCAAACAGGGAAGCGGTGGTATAGTTGATCTATCAAGCTGGCATGGTACAGAGTTAGGCGCTCTGTTAAGGCAGGAAGACGGTGATGATAGAGATACATGGTCTTTAGATGGCGAGGTAGAAGAGATAGGAGCCTATGTTCTAGAGCTATACAAGAAGCTTCTAGCGGCAGGTGTTGCACCAGAGCAAGCACGTATAGTCCTGCCCCAATCTACTATGACTGAATGGGTATGGTCAGGTAGCCTAGTAGCCTTTGCTCGTATTGTTAAGCAGAGAATGCATGAAGGCGCACAGGAAGAGGCCAAAGAACTAGCACTGCTTATTAAAGATGAGATAGATAGTGTTACTGAACTAGAAACTAGCTGGCTTGCTTTACTTAAGTAACGTGGTAAACTTTATCAAAGACTTTAATGGAGAAGTATAATGATAAGCGATAACTCAGTCTTATTTTACGAGGCGGTTGATGATGCATGGGCTTATGCTTTTGTTATGAGTCTTGGTACACGTATGCCTGAAGGGGCAGTGAAATTAAAGTTCATTAACTTTCTTAAAATGAGAATGGTTGAAGTACAAGGAGAACTATCAACTGACCTAGACGATATAATTAGTTTTATCCCTGACTTCATAGAACATTTAGGAGGATCATAATGGAAGGCAGAACTTTAAGGGTATCTAAGAAAGATTTCTTTGCATTCAAGTTACAACATGAGACGTTGATGTACGTTGATAAAATACTTATCAAGCTACATGCTGTTGAAGAAGACGGTACTTATGTGATAAGCTTTGGTGAAGGTATCTCTGAAGATGCCTACGAATTATTTGACAATTTCATGTTGAATAAAGAAGTAGAGTAAAAAGTAATACAACACAAACAACCTTTATAATTAAATTATTGGAGAACAAATGAAAAATATAGATGGAATACCACAGATCGTTGAAGGCATCGCTTACTATGCACATGTAGGTAAGCCTGTCGCTGACTATACTGAGAAGCAAACGCCCGGTGCTGGTAAGTACGGATGGGAACTTAACTTAGCGGTAAGTGATGAGACTTTTAACAAGTTTCAGAACGCTGGATTCAATGTAGGTCTACGTCCTGCTGGTCGTACCAAGTACACTGAAGATAACGTGATTACTTTTTACAAGTATCACCTTAACTACAACGGTACTGAGAACCTTGCACCTATTGTGGTTGACTCAGAAAAGAACCCATTCACTGATATGATTGGTAATGGTTCTAGGGTAGCAGTACAGTGGTCGCCTATGTCTTACGCTAAAGGTAAGTACAAGCGTCCTATCGTTAACGCTGTTCAAGTCTTAGATCTAATAGAGACAGGGCCAGCTACAGTAGAATTTACAGAAGATGAGGTGGCATTTTAATGGCTAACTATACTTATAAACTTGGTGAAGATATCCATGATGCAGATCTTTTCAGCCCTGAAGGTAAAGCAGCGTATGACTACGTTGCTGAAGTTGAGGCTGAGATACTGGTGCTAAGGAAAAAGGTTGATATCCTTTCAGCTGCATCCAAAACGTTTCATGAGTTCATTCAGGAGAACATAGATGAGACATCCTTGTTACCTGAGGCAGAGGTAGAAGAAACAACAGAGGAATAAACTGATGGCATTCGTACTAACACATCAGCCGTGTACCGAGTGCAATAGCAGTGACGCTCTCTCAGTCAACGAGGATGGGAGCGCGTTCTGTTTTTCACATGGCGCATGGTTAAAAGACACAAACAATCCACACAAAAATGGAAGTTCACAGATGCAAGAAGTACCTAACCTAAACAGAAACAAACCACGAGAACCCGTATCATTTGCAGATGAGGGGCAGTACGCTGCTCTACGTGATAGACAGATATCACTAGAGACTGCAAAGAAGTTCGGAGTTAAAGTAACCTTTGATCAAGCAGGAGATATCAAGAAGCATATCTACCCTTACTATGATAGTAACGAAGTTGTAGCAAACAAGACACGGTTTGTAGATAACAAGAGTTTCTTCTGGTCAGGCGAGAATAAGAAAGCACCTCTCTTCGGACAGAACTTATTTAAAGAAGGAGGTAAGTACATAACCATTACTGAAGGAGAGTGTGATGCAATGGCTGCTTACGAACTCCTTGGATCTAAGTGGCCTGTCGTCAGTATTAAGTCAGGCGCTCAGAGTGCAGAGAGAGATGTCAAAGATAACCTTGAGTACATAGAGAGCTTTGAGAATGTTATCATTGCCTTTGACGCAGACACGCATGGCAGAGAAGCAGCACGTAAGGTAGCACGTATCCTTAAGCCTAGTAAGTCTAAGATACTCACACTTCCTGAAGGTTTCAAAGACCCAAACGACATGCTGAAGGGTAACCAACATGCTCAGTTTGTTCGTTGCTTCTGGGACGCTAAGACCTATACACCTTCCGGTGTTATGAATGTATCTGAGAACCGTGACAAGTATAAGAACAGAGAGAAGAAACCTTCTATCCCTTTCCCATGGCAAGGCTTGAACGATAAGCTAGAAGGTATGCATCAGGGTGAGCTTATTACTATAACGGGTGGTACTGGTCTTGGTAAATCATCTGTTACTAGAGAGCTAGAGCATTGGCTTATCAAGCAGACAGGCGATAACGTAGGAGTCATTGCTCTTGAAGAGGATTGGAGAAGAACGATTGACGGTATCTTATCTATCGAGGCTAATGCAAAGCTTCACATTGATAGGATCAGAGAGCAGTTTACTGATCAAGAGTTAGATGATTTCTTTGATGTTCTTTACGATGGCGAGAACAGGAACAGGGTATGGGTACATGCTCATCACGGAGCCAATGACATCGATGCAATCTTTAGCAAGCTCCGCTTCATGATAGTAGGCTGTGACTGTAAGTGGGTTGTTGTTGATCACCTTCACATGCTTGTATCAACCAGTGCTGACGGAGATGAGAGACGAACGATTGACGCTATCATGCACCGCCTTAGAACCTTAGTAGCAGAGACAGGTGTATGTCTTATACTAGTATCTCACTTACGTAGGATCGACGGTAACAAAGGACATGAGAACGGTATCGAGACAGGTCTTAATCATCTCAGAGGTAGTCAGTCTATCGCTCAGCTATCCGATTGTGTTCTTAGTTTGGAGCGTAACCAACAGTCTACAGATGCTGTTGAAGCTTCTACCACCAAGGTACGCATACTCAAGTCTAGGTACACAGGAGACGTAGGACTAGCTACTCACTTGCTATATGATAATGACACGGGTAGGCTTGCTGAGATTGCAACAGATGACATCACTAATAACAGTGAAGAAGATATAGTACTGGGGTTTGAATAATGAGTAGACTTGTATTCGACATAGAGACAGACGGGCTTGATGCAACAAAGATATGGTGTATTGTTGCTCAAGATGTAGATTCTAAAACAGTATATAGCTACGGGCCTAATCAATTAGATGAGGCATATGAACTGCTAGACAATGCAGACTCTTTAGTAGGGCATAACATAATAGGGTTTGATATCCCTGTTGTAAGGCGTGTTATGAATAAGCCTACCTTTGCTACAGATAAGACTCTGATAGACACGCTTGTTTTGTCACGCCTCTTCAACCCTGTAAGAGATGGGGGGCATAGCCTAGCACAGTGGGGGCATGATCTTGGTTTCAATAAGATGGACTTCAAAGAGTTTGAGGCTTATACAGCAGAGATGCTGGAGTATTGCATAAGAGATGTAGAGCTTAACACTCAGGTATACTTTGCTTTAAGAGAGAAGAGTAAAGGATTCTCACCTGACTCAGTTAAGCTAGAGCATGGTGTAGCAGGTATCATGAAAGAGCAGGAGTCTTACGGCTTTTACTTTGATGATCGTAAAGCAGAGATACTACTAGCAGAGATACGGGAACGTATGACAGTGGTTGAGAAAGAAACTAAAGAAGTATTCCTTCCTAAAGTTGTTAAACAGAAACTGTATCCACGCTTCACTAAGACAGGATCAATCTCTAAGCTTGCTGAGTCTGGTACTTCTTATGATCTTAGAAGAGAGTTCAAAGAGAAAGAAGCGGGGGCAATACCTGCTGTAAGGTTAACGGAAGAAGAGCATAGTCTTTTCTCTGAGAAGAACCACGATGTTCCTCTTCATATAACACGTACTACCTGTATCGAACTTAACCTTGGTTCACGTAAACAGATAGGTGAGTACCTACAGGACTTTGGCTGGGTTCCTACTGAGCTTACCCCTAATGGTAGACCTGTTATAAACGAGAAGACACTTAGCCTTATCAAAGACATCCCTCAAGCAGAGTTAATTAAAGAGTTCTTCCTGCTACAGAAGAGAGAAGGACAGATTAAATCATGGCTTGAGAAGCAAGCTGACGACAGTAGAGTACATGGGTTCGTCATACCTAATGGTACTATCACAGGGCGCATGTCTCACCGTAACCCTAACCTAGCGCAGGTTCCTAACTCAGGTTCTAAGTATGGTGAAGAGTGTCGATCTTGTTGGACTGTACCTCAAGGCAAGAAGCTGGTAGGTATAGATGCTTCAGGTCTAGAACTAAGAATGCTTGCTCACTATATGGACGACAAGGAGTATACTAATGAAATCCTTAACGGAGATATTCACACCACTAATCAAAAACTTGCAGGACTTGAATCAAGAAATCAGGCTAAGACATTCATCTATGCGCTTCTATACGGAGCAGGAGATGCTAAGCTTGGAGAAGTGGCTGGAGGAGGTAAGGCTGCGGGAGAAAGACTTAGAAAATCTTTCTTTGATAATCTCCCATCATTCGCAAAGCTTAAGAGAAGAGTTGAAGCAGCGTGTGAAAAAGGATATCTCAAAGGATTAGATGGACGTAAGCTTACAGTACGTAGTGAGCATAGTGCATTGAATACTCTGCTACAATCAGCAGGAGCTATAGTAATGAAGCAAGCTCTTGTTATACTAGATGAAAAGATAAAGCATTTAGATGCTCACTTCGTTGCTAATGTACATGACGAGTGGCAGATAGAGGTAAGAGAAGATCAGGCTGAAGAGGTTGGTAAGCTAGGAGTTCAGTCTATAATTGAAGCTGGTGAAGTTCTTAAACTAAGCTGTCCACTTGACGGGGAGCATAAGGTAGGAGAAAACTGGAGTGAAACGCACTGATCAAGAAAAACGTGAAAGAAAGAAGGCTTATGATAAGAATTACAGAGACGAGCATAAAGAAAAAATGTCAGCCTATCAGAAGGTGTGGTACGAAGAAAATAAAGAACAAGCTAAGGTTAATTCGAGGGCTTACTACGTAGCAAATAAAGAAAAAGTAAAGGCTAAAGCGAAGGCTTGGCAATTAGCGAATAAAGAAAAATCAAGAGCCTACCGTAAGGTTCGGTACGAAAAAAATAAAAAACAAGCAAAGGCTAAAGCGAAGGCTTGGTGGTTAGCAAATAAAGAAAAAGCAGCGGCTACCTCAAAGGCTTGGAGCTTAGCAAATAAAGAAAAAGTAAAGGCTTATTGGAGGGCTTGGTACGAAAAAAACCCCGGTAAGGTAGCCGAACACACCGTCAAACGTAGAGCCGCTAAATTACATCGTACAGTTTCTTGGTCAAATAAAAAGCTGATTGCACAGGTATACAAACAAGCTAAAGAGTTGACTATAGAGACAGGTGAATCTTACCATGTGGATCATATCATCCCTCTTCAAGGTAAGCTTGTATCAGGACTTCATGTAGAAACAAACCTTCAAATTCTATTAGCACACGATAACATTTCTAAATCAAACAAGTTTCAGCCATAGACGGAGACAGAGTATGAAACCAATTAACTATCCTTACAGTAGGTATCTAGAGAATAAATCTAGGGTTACCATAAAAGGTAATAGGTACAGGCTGGGTAATATTAATCATCCTTATCATTCTATTTACAAGAGTCAGGGAATGTCTGCCGCCTTTGAAGCGATGGGCTTAACAGTCCTTGAAAACATAAAGACTACCATTGATACTCTCTTTTCAGAAGTACAGGAAGGCGAGGTATACGTCATGACCAACCCTTCTTTTGGCGGTTGGATCAAGGTTGGCATGGCTATTAACAGTAAAGACAGAGTTAACCAGTTCCAAACTGGCTCACCGCATAGAAACTACAAGCTTGTAAAATCTTATACAGTTCCAGACAAACGAGAAGCTGAGTTAGAAATACATAGCCTTTTACATGAGAAGTTCATACGTAAGGGTGAGTGGTTTAAATGCTCCTACGAAGAAGTAGAAACTCTTTTAGAAAATCATTTTAAACTAAGGAACGGATATGAAAGATCTAGATAATTTAATACCTGATATCTATGCTGTACTTGAAGGGCTTAACTCTGACGTAGGCATAGACATACCAGAAGAACTGACAGAAGAGTTTCTTGTTAACATGAGAGAGGCTCTTGACGGTTGGTCAACCCCTCACCTACAGTCAAAGACTATCCGTATGTCTAACGTAGGTCGTCCTATACGTAGGGTGTGGTATGACATGCAAGATACTCCTGAGACTAAAGAGAAGCTGCATCCTTCTACTTTCATTAAGTTTTTATATGGGCATCTACTAGAGCAGATTGCGATACTACTGATTAAACTATCAGGACATACTGTAACGGCTATGCAAAAACAAGTAGAGGTTGATGGTATCAAAGGACACATGGACTGTAAGATAGATGGTGAGGTTGTTGATATTAAGACAGCCTCTAACTTCTCTTTTAAAAAGTTCTCTCAGGGTACACTAGTTAACGATGACCCTTTCGGTTACATGGCTCAGTTAGCTGGCTACGAAGAAGCAGAGGGTACAGAGGATGGTGGTTTCTTTGCTATCAATAAAGAGACAGGAGAGATTTGTTTGTTTAGACCGGGACAGCTTTCCAAGCCTAACATCAGAACTAGAATAGCCAGTATCAAAGATAGCCTAGAGAAGGATACACCTCCTGATATCTGTTACTCTGAACTAGCAGAAGGAAAGAAAGGTAACCTTAGACTAGCTTCTGGATGTGTGTACTGTCCTCACAAAGGTAAGTGCTGGAAAGATTCAAACAACGGTGTAGGTCTAAGAGCTTTTAAATACTCTAATGGTGTTAAGTATTTTACAAGGGTTATATCAATGCCAAAAGTACAAGAGGTATACTTAAAATGAATAGACGTTTATCTAAAAGAATTAACAAGAAAGCTTTAGACATCTCTACTGAATGGCTGAAGACTGTTCTGCCTGACTCAGAGATTGAGAAGATAACCAAAAAGGATATCACTACCAAGAATCCTTTGTCTGCTAAAAACGGAACAGCTTGGTCAATCCCTTACTCTTATAGGGGATCTAAGGCTTACATCAAGTTAATTTTAAAAAGAAAGTTAAAAGCTTTAGATGATATTACTATACGTGATATCGAAGACAGAGTTAGAAAGACAAGAAGCTCGTGATAGAACCATCAGATGTATTAGATACAGAGCCAGAGTTAACCATTGTTAACCTAGCACGTTTCTTCCTATCACAACAAAGCACTATTGCTGATGTTCCTATAGAGGTTGTCTATCAACTTATAGTTCTGTTAGAATTGGAAGCAGTAAAAAGAAAAGGGTTAGTACACTGACATGAAAAGAAAACCACGCGCTAAAAGACCTGTTGAAGAAGGTAAACCTGCTGGTTATGATTCCAAGTGGGAAAAGGTTCTACACGATACCTTGCTTCAAGAATGGGATCATCACGATGGTAAGATTCCTTATGTGATAGATCATAACTACCACCCCGACTTCACAAAAAAGATAGGTCGTAAAAAGATAATCATCGAAGCTAAAGGTAGGTTCTGGGACTTCGGTGAATTCAGTAAGTATATCTGGATAAGAAAGTCTTTACCTAGTGACACGGAGCTAGTGTTTCTTTTTGCTAATGCTGAAGCACCTATGCCTCAAGCTAAGAAACGTAAAGACGGTACTAAAAGAAGCCACGGTGAATGGGCCACGGCTAATGAGTTCAGGTGGTTTACTGTTGAGACAGTGCCAGAAGAATGGAGAAGTGAAGAATGAGTTCAGACGAAACAACTAACGAACGGATAGGATACCTTATGTTAAATAACGCAACAGCTGATGAGTGGGATGCCGTACACAGGGCTGCTGATTCAAAAAGCAGTAAACAGACTGATCTTTTTCCTAAAGACTTTGATATAGTTAACAAGCCTTCTCATTATAATAGTGGTAGTATAGAGTGTATTGATGGTATTAGAGCTATGCTTACAGATGAAGAGTTTATAGGTTACTTACGAGGCAACTCTCTTAAATACCGATGGCGTTACCCACATAAGAATGGTGTAGAGGATTTAAAAAAAGCTGAGTGGTATGAGAACAAACTGCTAGAGGTTCTGGAAGATGTTAGAAAAAAACTATCTTGATAGAAAAACAGAGAGACGCGGTAAGTTCAACAAGAAGCGTAAAGGAAAGGTTACTAAAGACCACAAGAACTTTAAAAGCATTAAAATAGAAGAACTCAGAAGCTTAGAAAGCAGTGAGGACTTACAACTAGTTCAGGAGAACATAGATGGATCAGTATCAGCAGTACATACACAAGAGTAGATATGCTCGTTATTTAGACAGTGAACAAAGAAGAGAGACATGGGATGAAACAATTGACCGTTACCTACAGTTCTTTATAGATAGAGAACAGATTAATAACAACGAAGCACAGGTTTTAAAGAAGTCTATTACAGCTCAAGAAGTAATGCCCTCTATGCGTTGTCTCATGACAGCAGGTATAGCACTAGAGCGTGACAATGTAGCAGGGTTCAACTGCTCTTACCTTCCTATTGATAGTCCTCGTTCTTTTGATGAGCTTATGTACATTCTCCTGTGTGGTACAGGTGTAGGCTTCAGTGTAGAACGTGACTATGTTAACCAGCTTCCTGTGGTTGCTGATAGCTTCCACGATACAGAGTCAACCGTTGTTGTATCTGACAGTAAGATAGGCTGGGCCAGTGCTTTCAGAGAGCTTATAAGCCTTCTCTACGCAGGTAAAGTTCCTAAGTGTGACCTAACTAAGATACGTCCAGCGGGAGCTAGGCTCAAGACCTTTGGAGGCAGAGCAAGTGGCCCACAACCTTTAGCAGATCTGTTCAACTACGCAGTACTACTGTTCAAAGGTGCTACAGGACGTAAGCTTACTTCACTAGAGTGTCATGACTTAGTATGTAAGATAGCTGACATTGTTGTTGTAGGCGGTGTTCGTCGTTCTGCTCTTATTAGTTTAAGTAATGTAACTGATAACCGTATGTCTAATGCAAAGAACGGTAACTGGTACGACACTAATGGGCAACGAGCCTTAGCTAATAACAGTGCTGTTTACTCAGAGAAGCCTGACTTCGATACCTACTCAGGAGAAATGAAACGTCTCTACGAGTCTAAGTCTGGTGAGCGTGGTATCTTCAGTCGTGTTGCTGCTCAAAAGATTGCAGCGCGTAACGAGCGTAGAGATGCTACCTTTAAGTTTGGTACTAACCCTTGTAGTGAAATCATCCTTAGACCTTATCAGTTCTGTAACCTTTCAGAAGTTATTGTAAGAGCTGATGACACTGAAGAGACTCTTAAAGATAAAGTTAAGGTTGCTACAATACTAGGAACACTACAATCTACAATGACAGACTTCCGTTATTTACGTAACGTGTGGAAAAAGAACACCGAAGAAGAAGCATTGCTAGGTGTGTCTATGACAGGGATCATGGACTGTAAACTAACCAATGGTTCTACAGGAGCTGAGAAGCTTGGTAAGCTTTTAGAAACGTTAAAGGCTGTAGCAGTCAAGACTAATAAGAAGTGGGCAGAGACTCTAGGTGTTAATCAGTCTGTTGCTATCACATGCGTTAAGCCTAGTGGAACAGTTTCACAGCTTACTGACAGTGCTTCAGGTATCCATCCTCGTTTCAGTGATTACTACGTCAGGACTGTACGTGCTGATAAGAAAGACCCTCTTGCAACAGCAATGATTGAAGCAGGGTTTCCTCACGAAGAGGACGTAATGAACATGTCTAACTGGGTATTCAGCTTTCCACAGAAAGCCCCTAATAAAGCAGTCACTGTTGAAAGCATGGGTGCTATGGAGCAGCTGTACTTGTGGAAGATCTATCAAGATCACTGGTGTGAGCATAAGCCCTCCATGACCTGTTACTACAACGACGATAACTTCTTCGCTGTTTGTCAATGGATCTGGGAGAACTTCGATAGCGTCAGTGGTATTAGTTTCCTTCCTGAAGCAGAGCATGTATACAAGCAAGCACCTTATCAGAAGATTGACAAAGTAGAATATACTAAGTTACTGAAAGAGATGCCTAAGGACATGAGCTGGGACTTAGCAGAGTCTAGCGATAATACTGAAGGATCACAGACCTTAGCGTGTGTTGCGGGAGTGTGTGAGTTATGAGAGCTAACATCATATCCTTTCAAGTGTATATAGATTCTAATGGTAACCTGATGACTGACTTTAACAAGCTTCAAGAAGAAGGATTAGATCTCTTTGACATAGAGGATAGGGTGTATGTTGAGAAAGCATTGCGGGAGGCTACTGTTAAACTAGAAGGTCTTCATAACTATTTGCAGAGGGAGCTACAGGCGCTATGATAACAGAAGATATTTTTATGTTACCAGAAACGCCTCTGGCACTAGCACTACGTGTGAACTCAGAGATTATTACAGCACTAGCGCAAGTGGAACTCAGTGAGGAGAATATAGAAGTTATCACTCAGCTCTTAGAGAACCACTCTAGCTTTGTTATTGACGCAGCTGCTAAAATTGTAAAAGCAGAGAGACTCGATATAAGAGTAGTTAAGTAACTACCACTTTACTTTATCAGCCCAATAAGCCGCGCTCATCTTACCTTTAGCAATGTTCTTACCATGCCTTGCTTTAAAAGATTTGCGCTTTGCTTTCATCTTATCTGACTCACCTGCCTTAGGCTTACCTGCTGTACTAGCACCCTGCTCACCAAACCTAATTGTTTTAACCTTGTCACCATCTTTAGCAACAACAACATGAGACTTCTTTGCATGTTTAGGAGTTCTCTTAGGCTTGTTGAATCCGCTAACTCCTGCTCTTTCTAATCTAGGATCTTTAGGCATTATTTTTTCCTATATGGTTTAGTTTTCTTTGCAATCTTCTTAGGCTGTGCGCTGTGCTGCTTACCCGCCTTTGTATCTGCTCGTTTCTTCTTGGTTGTAGCAGCATACTCTTTGCTTGACAGCGCCTCTCTAGCTTTCTTCGGAAGATACCTCTCACCTGTTGCTTTCTTCCCCTGTGTTGAGGGCTTACCTGACTTAGTACCCCACTCTTCTTTAGTCCACTTCTTTAAAGACTTCTGAGACTTCTTGAGTGCCACTACTTGTACCCTCCTCCTTTAGCTTTATACTCTTTAGCAAGCATCTGAGCCTTTCGAGCAGACCACTGACCACCCTTACCACCTTTAGTACCAGCCTTGATCTTGTTAAAAAGATTCTTTCGCATGGTGGGCTTGGTGTAGTTACCCGCTTCGTTTACTTTAGATTTCTTTTTAGCTGCCATTTAGTAACTCCCTTTCCTTTTTATCTAACCAAGCTGAGACAAGTAACAACACTGTTAGAACAATAAAGCGTTTCACCTTAAAGGTATCTCTTTAGTATTTGCTAAAACTAATCCTGCATCTTTAGCCTCTTGTAAGGTCTTAATTAATCCTGCCGCATACGCAGCTTTAGCAGCTCTGTTATCCATACCCGGTGTGTTTTTTTCATTGTCTTTTCTTCTTAAATGACCAACAATTTCTTTTGTGTTACCTGCTTTCATAGCAGAAAAAATTCCTTTCCACTCCGATCCAGCTGTCTTTCCACCCACATTATATGCAAGATCTGCTAATACAAGTCTATAAGGCTCTGCTAAAGACTCATAAGAAATACCTATGCTTTTTAACGTGGAATCCCAACCTGTTTTCCTAGCAAGGTTTACGTTGGCCTCAATATCCTTCTTTTGAATTTTACGTTTTTCAGAATCTGTTAAAGGTATATACTCACCTGTCTTTAAATTTTGAAAAGGTATTCCATATATAGTACCAGAATCTAGTTCACTCTTTTTAAGCTTATGACCGTATCCAATGTCAAGCGATCTCTTTCCCTCGGATACGTTACCTTCCGTGCTATCATTAGTCGGTTTAGGAATAGAGCCGTGATCGCCTTCAAGTGAACTCCGCAATACATCATAGAATTCTACAGCCAATTGACTAGGCTCTTGAATTTTCCCAAGAAGTGATCTACCTTCGACTTGTTCAGCTTCAAGGACTGTTGCCTTGGACGCTGCCGCATTAGCCGCTGCCGCATTATCCGCTGCTATCCTAGCCGCCTCTGCATTAGCTTGTTCTTCTAAACTGTTCCCTTGTTCCTCTGTTCGCCCAAGAACTATGCGTTGCCCTACCTGTAGACTATCATTTTTAATACCATTAAGAAGCGCCAGCTCGTCCACAGTCATTTTAGACTTACCAGCTAGTTTTATGAGAGTATCACCACTTTCTATTGTATGTCTAAGATCCATTCTTTTTCCTCTGTAACAAACGTAAATTAAAAACCATGTTTATATTCATCCTCCAAACCCTAGCTTCCTCAAAGGATCTTCAATCATTCCACCTTTAACAAAGCCTAGGCGCTGTAAAGGATCTTGCCTATCCTCTTCATCAACAAAAGCTGTACCAGCCTGTTGGTTATAAGGTAGTCCTGTCATCTTATCTATACGTTGGTCAGGCTCTACTGGAACATTAGGAACATTTAACACTTCACCACCCTTGTTAAAGCGTCTTATTTTCCCACTGCTTTTATCTTCTTCCGTATCTATTAGGGGATCACCTGTAATCTTCTCCGTCCAACCTGATGCTTGAGCTACACCGGGTACAGCTAGAGCCATCTTTTTTAAAGCTTTCTCAACGTTACCTTCTGCTAAATCTTCACCAGTTTCAACAATCCCTCTACCAGTTTTAAAGAGAAGATCAAAGGAAGGAACTGCAGCTTCTGCTGCTCCTTTGTTGTAGCTCATAGATTTAAGAGTACCTAATACTTTATCTAGTATAGCGTTATTGAAACCACCACCTAGCTTCATAGCATCACCAGCAAAGTTATAGGCAGAGACATCGGTTACGTCATCATCATCAGGGATGTAGTTAGGGTTTAAGGTTCTCTTTAGCTCAAGGAAACCAGCGTAGACGGGGGTTGCTGCTAGTATCTTTATGGCTAACTTAGCATCTCCGTTTTCTACCCTTGTTAACAGTCTATTAGTCTGTGAAGTCTTTGCTTGCGCCCAAGACATGAACTGACCCACTGCCCGTATAGCGTTGTTATTTGTTTGAGTAAACAACAAGCGGTTACCTACAGAAGGAATGATTGCATCTCTGTCTGAGCTACTACGTCCTGCCTTCTCTAATAGCTGCCTAGAACCACCTGCCTCAAAAGCTTCTTCAACTGTATCAAACCTACCAATAGCTTTTAACTCATCTGTAGTCAGCTTCATCTCTGACAGCTCAGCTAGATTTTTCTTAGATAACTTTGTTTTCTTTGCTAGATCAAACGCCCTGTTAACACCTACGTCATGAGCAAAGTTACGTGACATCTTAGTAACCTTACTTAGACCAACAGTAAAGAAGTAGAAATCGTTTATATTCTCAAGTGCTCTCGTAGCTTTGTTTCTAGAGCCTGACTTCCTCATCATAGAAGATAAGTCTCTTGCATAACCATCGTCATACTTAAAGCTGCCCATCTGAGAAAACTGCTTATCACCTTTGCTGCTGACTCTTTTTGCTAGAGTCTTCATAGCAGCACCATAAGAACTATTAGTGAAAGGCTGTACCATATCACCAAGGTTAGCGATAGATACTGTAGTAAGGAATCTTACGTTTGCTAAAGTAGTAAAAGCTTTAATAGGAAGATCAAACTCTGTTTGTAGCCTCTTACCGTAGCCTCCCCAATAAGCTTCAATAGAACCTGTCATCTGTAACTCAAAAGCTTCTTGTCTCTTTTTCAAATACTTAGTATTGTTGGGGTTCTCAGCTATCGCTTTCACAAAGCTTTCTCTTGTTTTCTGAAGAGCAAGATTTATTATCTCACCATTAGCACCAAAGGCTTCTGCAAACTCAGCTACTTTAATAGACTCAGTACCGTATGAAGATAATGATTCTCCTGCATGTAAGTTCAAGTATCCTTTCTCGTACATGAACTTAGTAGCTTCTACGTCAGATAAGAGCCTTTGCTTTTCAAAAGCTTTAGCAGCGGTTCTGAATTTATATTGCTGTGTATCCTTGTTCCTAGAGAATATAGGAGATTCAACAGCTCCAAAGAAAGAACTATCACTTGGTTCTATAAAACGACCAGTAATCTTATCAGCCATCTTTCTAGCTCTTTCCTTGATTACCTTAGGGTCTACGCTTTTAGAAGCTTTACCAGCTGAAGACATTCTATTCTTTGTTTGGATAGTAATAGCTTCTTCCAGATCAGCTACAAATTGATTGTAGTTTATATCAGCAGCATCTATATCCCACACCTGCTGCAAACCATAAGAGTCAATCTCTTTAAAGTTAATACCAACCTCTCTCATACGGTTTGCTGTTTCATCTCTCAGCTTCTCTAACTGAGGAACCATAGCCTTAATCTCAGTAACATCATCCGCATCTATAGCACGTAGGTTTTTATTCAGACCTGTGTAACCAGCAGCAATATCATCTACCTTCGTGTAACCACGCATTATCTCACCTGCTATCGTGTTCATAGCTACGTTTTTATCGTCAATAACATCATAGCTTAAATCGACCATACGTCTTCCGCGTGTTGCCCAAGACCTTTCAGCAGGAGAACCCGTTATTTTCATAAGCTTCTCTAGGTACTCAGCTTGCATACGCTGTGTACGAGACTCAACACTTTCGACATTGGAACCCAGTGTACTAAACAATCTATTACCTATGACTTTATTCCATCCACCCATCGCATCCATACGAGCAGCTGTACTAGCGCCTGTATTATATTTCAAGTAAGGTATGATGTTTCCTAAGAACCCTGCACCTGCATTGTTTATAAAGGACTGTCCTGTTTCTTTGTCTATAGAGGTGAAAGCAGAGGAGCGTTGTATCTTCTTTTGAAACTGTCCTAGAGCAGCACCCGCAGTAGCATATATAAGAACATGCTCAAAGCCGTCATCTTCCTCCATAGTAGAAAGACCAACAGCCGACCCTCCTAAACCGAAACCGATAGGACGAGCAACTTCGTAGATAATTTTCTGCATGATACCATCAGTAAGTTTACCGTCAGATGCTAAGTCCTCCACAATATCTACAGAAGAGTTTGTTCTTTGTTGAGAGAGCTTCACTGTGTTCTGTACTAAACGTTTCTCAGCATCCTGTACAACCTTCAATTGTTTTTTAATATCAGCATCAATAGAAGGATTAGATTTCTTTTTACGTTTACTGCTCTTTTGTAGCTTCTGTAGCTCAACCTTTGCTGCTTCTAGAAGATCAGTTTCTCTTTTAATAAAAGAATAATTAACAAGGTCTTCAGGCTTGATGTCGTCTGCTTTCTCAGTAACTTTAGCAGCAGATATTTCTACGTCCACTACCTCTTGTTTAGTTAAGTTAATAATAGGTTCTTTTTTAACCTTGTAACGAAGCGGTATTATACCCTGCTCTAGTCTAGACAAATCGCTTTGAGCGTTACCTGCCAACTCATCAGCTTCTAAACGTCTATCAATAATATCTAGGGGATCTTGAAATACTCTTCGCTCTTCTTCTGCTGCTTTTATAACTACATCTTGAGCTTGTTTTTTAGCGGTTCTAGCAGGTACGTCTTTCTGTTTAACAGGTACAGCAGGGTCAACAACTACAGCGTTAAGCTTAGCTCTTAACTCTTCTTGCTCTCGCAGTAACTGCTTACGTTCTCCACGGCTTAGCCTTTGTGAAGCCTCTCCCATTAACTCTATCTTCATATCTTCTATAGAAGGCTGGTTAGCCGAAGGAGTACTAGGACTTACTACCTCTTCTAGATCATCTATAATACCTTGAGCTACTGGTGACTTTACAACCGCTGGTTCTACTTCAGTTATTCCCTCTGCTTTTGTAGCTGCTCTTTTAGTAATAACAGACTTTACAACTTCACCAATACCAGCAGCTACACCGCCTCCTATGGCTCCTATACCAAGGGCTGTTCTGCTTACCTCGCCATTAATGGTATACTCTCTAGCAGCTGTCTCAGATGCACCCAGAGCAGCACCTGTTAAAACTGTAGCTGTCTTGCCTAGTACTGCTACCTTTGTCCAAGGGACTACAAAGCCCACAAGATCGGTCATACCTGCAACGGCTCTACCTGCTGTCACATAAGCTGTCTCATCTTCTATATCTAGACCTGCAAACTCTGGAAATGACTTTAAGTTTAAGTCTAATCTTTCTTGCTCAAGCTCTTTATACTTGTCTTCTATTGTCTGATCAGTAAACAGTGTAGTGGCTACCGCTGTCGCAGCCTGACCAATCATTCCAAAGTTCTGATCAGGGTTAAAGCTAAGAAGCGCAGGTTCTGCTTTGTACCCAAAAGCTACTTGTCTGGACTTATCTATCTGAGAGTAGTCTGTACCTGATTGAAAGATCCCGCTGAAGTCATAATTCTCTTCTTCGTTTATCTCTTCTTGCTCTATCTGACTTTCTTCTTCTTCTATATCTGGCACGTATTCTAAAAGTTCTTCTTTTCTACCATCTTCAAAAATACCACTGAAGTCATAATCTTCTTCATTATCAAACTCGTCCATAATTATATTCCTAGATTAATTATTCTACTTATAGGGATTATTCAATAGGCTACTCGTGCTTTTAGCCTCTTCTTCGGTAAAATAATCAGGCTTGACAAGTGCAGATTCAAGTGCTTTGCTAAAAGCTTTTTGTTCAGCAGTCCTTGGGGTACTACCGCTTCCGCTACGCATCATAGAACTTCTTGTCTGTCTAACCTCAGGCTTAACCTCAGGCTTAACCTCAGGCTTAGCCTCAACAGTAGCCTCAGTAACAGTAGTAGGTTCTTCTGCAAACTTAGCATCAATCATGTCATAGACACGCCTTTTTAATAGTACGTGATCTTCCAAAGTTTGAGGTGAGAAGAGTGTTTCACCATCATCGCCTACCCATCCTCTCTCTCTTGTTTCTGTGTTGGCTAGTACCAGTAGGCGTGTTAACTGATTGTCTGCTCTTTTACGTAGCTCAGCCTTAGATTGATTTGATCCCGCGATAAATTTAAAAGCACCCTCAATCTTATCTTCTTTCATCTTAAAATATTGAGGCTTTCTGTTACCCACTTCAATTACCGTTGACTTAGAACCAGTAGCCTGTGCAGATTGCGTTAGCTTTTCAGGGTCTTGCTTAAGTATAAAAGCTAACCCGGCTTTAGGATCTTTAAGCAGAGCTACATTCTCTTCAGACATTTCATCGGAAAAACCGATCCCAAAAGCTCTAGTGCCTTTTGCAAAAAGTTTACTTTCTGTAGCAAGGTTGTTATCTATCTGATAAGTTATGTATTGACGTAATAGTTCTTCTCTAGATCCCTCACCCCCCAATAGAGCCTCTTTCTCTGCCCCACTCATCTTAGCTAGTGCTAAGGAAAGATCTTCGTTAAAACGAGGAACAAGAACATTAGAGATAAACTCTTCTGAGGATTTTTGAATCGCTGCATATTCTTTTGTTTTCCTAAACTCATCAGGATCATTAATAACGTCTCCAGCTAAGTCTGCCCTAGAGAAGGCTACCGCTTTAACAAGTTTATTAACTGGTGCTACGTTGACCTCTTCGGCAAGATACAAATTGACCTTTTCTTTACCTTCTTCTAGTGAAAAACCGCCTATAGAATTAAAGTAAGCTGAGTCAATACCCGCCCTATTAAGGTACTTATCTTTGTTATCTTGATACCATACACCTCTAGCGGGGTCTGTTGAAACGTAGCCTTGTGTAATCCTAGCAACGTCATTCACGTACTGAATCCTCTCTAAATTTTTCCCTAATTGCTGTTTTTGGTTTTCTTGCATCATGCTTACCACACCGGGGTTCTCTAAAGCAAAGTCTGTAAAAGCATTTTCATATGCGTTCTTTTTGCTAATGTCTACAGCGGCAAGCTTTTTAGCAAAGTCTTCTACATAAGTATCTGACATAAAATTATCACGTAGAATACGTTGCGCTTCTGTAGGATCATTAGAACCTGTAAGAATATAAGAAGCACCTTGTTCTGCTGGGTTCTTTCCAAAAAGCTTACCCACTAAAGTACTCATGATTTTCTGACCTTTAGTCTTAGCGTAATAAGAACCTTCTTGTTTTACTCTTGCTTTTAGAACATCTATATCAGGACTCTTACTAGCATAGTCAATAAGCTCCTGCCTTTCTTTAACAAGCCTCTCTGCTTCTTTCTCAAGGCCCGGTCTAGCTTCCCTTCGTAACTCCTCAAAGAAGAAAGCGTTTTTAGAAGAGTCACCGAAGTCTAGCTTGAGTTTCTCGTCGTAACCGTCTATCAGTAAGTTAGTCTGTCCTTCCAGCTCACTCATCCCACCCTGCCTCAATTGCTCTTGCATCTTTAAAAGCTTTTGCTCCTGTGTATCAGCGTAACGCGATTTACGTACAGCAACCCTGCCTTGCTCTGTGTTAAAGAAATCTTTACCATTCTCACCTAGCACTAGATTACCTACAAGATCAGTAGCACCGCTTACTAAAGCTTTACCAGCACCTTGAAGAATAGGAGCAGCAACATAACTAATAAGTTGTTGTTTCCTAGCATCTCTTCTAGCATCGTCTCTATAGTCTTCTTCTTCTTTACGCCTAGTTCTATACGATGCACCCATACCCTCACCAAGAATAGAATATGCTTGAGCTAAATCATTATCAGCCATTTAGTTTGCTCCTAATAAAGAACGCTTCTGAGGCGCTTCTACATTGTCTATTTTAGTTTTTAACTCTGCTGGAAACTTGTCGTCCATCTGCGGGTTTTTAATATTACTTAGTTTTTCAGAAAGAACAGGAAGATCTTCTTCATCATCCTCATCATCCTCATCATCTTCACTAATAATAAAGTCTACGTCTGCTCTTTCTGCTAAAGCTGCTATCATGTAGGCAAGAGGTTCAGCAACCAATAACATCATGTCAGGGTTAAAGTCACCCTGTCGAAACCCTTGATATAATAAGGTTTGAACAACATCCATAACAGTGATTCCCGTTTCTAAAGTGTCCAATAATCCTTCATAGACTTTTGGCTCTGTTAGAATCTCAAAGAAGTTCTCTAATACATCAGTACGGTCTGTATACAATGGAGCCTTTTCAAAGGGCATAGGCTTATCAGGGTCGCTCATTAAAGACTGACCGGGTACAGGCTTGTTAAAAGATGTACCAGCTTTAAAAAAGGCATCGTCTAGTTCAGTGTTTTCCATTAAGCCATTACTCCAGTATTGGGGTTATTAGTGAAGCCTTTCATTCTTTCGTTGTATGCAACAATGGACGGCCCTCCGTAATAACCAGTCTCATTTACTGGTACTGTCTGTTGTCCGACAGCTAGAAAAGTTCCAAAGTCATTAGGCGTTCCCATAGTGTTAGTTAGTACATCAACGTTAGATTGGAAGAAGCTAGGCCTATAGCTGTAACTAGAAGGGCCTTCTATTTCCGGTGGTTCTTGTGTAAGACCTGCTATATTATAAAATGCATCCGTTGCTTTCCCTGTTATTGTTTGCTTAGCTATATTACCCGGTAGATTCTGTCCATACTGTATAGCGTCATCCTTAAAGTTAACCAACTTTTCACCAAACGATTCACCGCCCATTACTTTATCTAAAAGACTACGCTTAAGGTTAACTGGATCGGCTACATCAAATCCTATTGGTGAGGTAAACTTTGATTCGGCTACTTTACCTATCTGATTTTTTAACTCAGCAGTAGGCATAGAAATATCAGTAGTAATACCGGAGCCAGCATTAGCTGCTTCAGGTACAAAATCAGTTGAAGTACGAGCTAACTCACCTGCTGTTGCTTTGGCTGCTTCAGCCGCATTAGTTCCTATCTTAGGTAATTTTATTGCCGTGTTTCCCCCTACCTTGCCAATGTCGGTTACAGGCGACCAGAACTCTGCTGCCTTGTCTCCTAGCTTAGCAAAACTATCAGTAACACCTTTAGAATAGTTAGCCCATGATCCCTTCATAGCAGCGCCTTCAGCTGTTTTCATACCCAGCTTACCACCTATCCATTTACCTGTTTCGGTAAAAGCACCTGTAACAGCCTGAGATACAGTCTTGTAACCAGCCTGTATAGTACGAGCAAACTGAGCACCTTTCTCAAGAACCATACCAGCACCTCGTAATATTGCATTTCCAGAACCTAGAAGTCCTGAAGCTGCTGTTGAAACACCTGCGGCAGCGGTAGCTCCTGATGCAGCGGCAGCAGCGGCGGTAGCTCCTCCAGCGGTAGCGGCAGCTGTAGTTGCGGCTCCTGTGGCAGCGGCAGCGGCAGCTCCTTGTGCAGCTGTCTGCCCTACTACACCTGTCCACAACGCACCGAAGCCTTTTGCAAGAGCCGCCCCTATACCGGGTAGAACAAACATCATAGCAATCTGACCAACAATGCCTATCTTACCCATGAACTTGCCAAACTTCTTAAACACTTTCGTAACGCTTTTACCTATATTCTTAAAGACCTTACCAACACCCTTAACTATGCTCTTAAAAATTCCCATCTATGTTCTCCTATCTAAAATTATCAGGCTATCAAGTAGACTGCTTTGAATGTTTGTAACCGCTTTAAAAACTACCTTAACCTCTGCCTACATTTCTGTTTTCAGCGGGGCCACCAGAAGGTGCTGCCCCACCAGTGACCCTAGTTAGCAGCCTAAAAAGTTCATCTCTATGTGATCTTAGTCCGGCGTTAGTCATTAGTTGTTCGTTCTGAAGTGCTGCGTTTACTACATTAACAATTCTATCTCTTTCAGTCTCATCGCTTGCAAAATCATTCTGTGCAGTCTGCCTCATGTCCTGCCAGAAAGTAGCCTGATCAGCAGTGTTCATATTAAACTCAAAGCTTGCTGACTGTTGATTAGCAGCGTTCTGAGCAGCTGTTGCAGCAGTATTAGCACTTCGTCTCCATGTAATATTAGACTGTTCAACGGCTTGAGCATTTGCTGCATTCCACTGTTCAGCTTTAGCATCCATTTCTGCATTGTAAGTCTTAGCTTGTAATGTAATCTGTGAAGTAAACTTATCTGCATCTAACTGATTGCCTTCTCTTATAGCTGTCATTCTGTTTTGTTCTGATACATTAGATTGAGTCATTGCATTAGCTTGAGCAGTATTAAACTGTTCCATCTGCTGACCCACGCCTACCATAAACTGCTCTGTCTGGTTCTTAGAAGTAGCATTAAACTGTTTAGAAGCGTTAGAAGCAGCAGCTTCAGATAGATACTGTTGTTGTTTCATCTGCTGATCTAAGATACGTCCTTGTTGATCGTTACTTAAGTTAGCCATATCCATAGCTAAGAAGTTTTTAGCATTTTCAACAGATACTCTAGTAAGTGCATCAGCGTTAGCCATGTCCATTGATGCTAATGCAGTAGCATTCTGCATCGCTGCTTGCTGCCTATTATCTAAGTTCTTTAAAGAAAAAGTCTTCACGAACTGACTATTTGACAGTGCTATCTGCTGATTAGAATCAAACTGCTTCATATCCATGTTCGCATCTATCTGAGCATTAAACATTGTAGCAGACTGTTCGTTAGAAAGATTAGCAAGTCCCATCTGCTGTGCAAGCTGGGCGTTAACTTGACCCGCTGCCATCTTTCTTTCATAGACTTGAAGCTCTGCGTTATTAGCAGCACTCATGCTCTGCGCGTCAGCTTGATTCTTGAAAGTTAAGTTAGCAAGTTGTACCTTTTCAGAAGCACTTAACTGGGCCATCTCTGCACCCTGACGAAGATCTTCGTTCTTAGCCATCATACTTGTATAGACAGTAAGCTCTTGCAGCTTCATACGATTGGCTTCAGTCATGTTGGCAGAGTCTGTAGCAGCTCTTTCGGAAAGGTTAGCTAACTCCATCTGTTGTTCGTTATTTAAGTTAGCAAGATCCATCTGCTGTGCAAGAGCAGCATTTGTTTTCTTAAAATCAACAAGAGTATTAAGGTTAGTTAAACGCTCTTGGTTCTCAGCACTCATAGTATCTCTGCTGGCAGCGTTCTGCTCTGTTAAATTAGATAACTCTACCTGTAGCTCTCCTGCAAGATTGGCTTTCTCCATATCTTGTTCAAGATCTGCTTGACGCATTGTACGTGCTATTTGGGCGTTATAACTAGCTAACTTTGATTGCTGATCAGCTGTCATATTCTGAGACGCTGCTGCATTTAAGTACTGCAAGTTAGCTAAGTCAGACTGTACACCAGCACCTAAGTTAGAGATGGCTACCTGCTGTTTTTGGGCTGATTCCTGCTGCGCTCGTTGCTGAGCAAGCTGAGCATTAGCTAGATTTGTTTCTTGTTTCTGTTGAGCAGAAGTCATTACAGCTTGTTGATTAAAAGAGCCTTGCTGTACCTTAATCTGCTGAGCCATATCAGCTGACTGAGACGCTGCTGTTTGTTGATTAGCAAGGTTCTGCATACGTATCTGCATAGTGTTCTGAGCAGTAGACATATTAGCCTGTTGCTCATTACTAAGGTTCTGCTGTGCGCGTTGCTGAAGGGCCTGTGCGTTACTCTGAGCCATCGGTAAAGCACTTTGTATAATAGCATTGAATAAAGCATCTCGTCCTACAGTAGAGACTGACAAGCCTCTAGAAGCCATCATCTGTTCTACTTGTGCTACAGCTGGTCTAGCCCATAAAGGGGTCTTCCCTTCTTCCATACCAGCGAGAAGGTTTTCCATCTGTGTGGATACAAGAGCTTCTACAGGAAGAGCTGCAACAGCCGCTATAGTAGTAGGATCAGCACCAGAGTCTAGCTGAGCTGCAACAGTAGCAGGATCTTCAGAGATAGCCGCTGTAATATCAGCAGGTATTTTAGCTACTACAGACATCATGTCTGCTGCACCTGCCATACGCTCTGCGCCTGTTATAGCACTCATCGCAGCAGCAGCAGCAGTAGGAATACCGCCTATTTGAGAAGCGTCTCCCTGTGGAGCAGTGCCTGTAATACCTTGTCGTCCTTCAAAATCTACTGAAGGCGCATCACCTAATTCATTAGCTACCTTTGTCTTTGCATCGCCTACCTGTGCTTTTCTCTCTTTAGCTAATTTAAACTCAGGAATATCTTCTAGTTCAACACCTTCTTTAGTAACAAGTCCTAGTAGCTCTTGCTTTTCCTCTTCTGACATTGTTTCAACTTTACGTTTGGTTACTGCTGGCCCGTCTACATCCTCTACAGTAATAGGAGCATCGTCATCTCTGGCTGCTGTAGCATAGTCTTTAGAATCAGGACGTTGAGCAGCTTCCTGTGCTTGTGCGGCTTCTATTTCTTCTGCGGTAAGAGCACCTGCTTCAGCTCTCTCAGTAAGAGTTGCCTCTGTAGCTTCACCTTCACGAGTAACATCACTTTGAGCGGCTTCAGTAGGGTCTAAATCTTGAACAGGTGTAGACTCATAAGTATTACCTGTTATATCGTCAGCCTTTTCTCCCTGTGCAGTAGGGCCTGTTACTGTTAGACCAGCGGCGGCAGTAACTGTGTCTGCTTCAATATCTTTGGGGTCTTTTAGCTTCTGTATATCCTCTTCACCTGTTACAGTGGAAACAGCTCCTAATTTTCTACCGTATAGATTGTTAGCTATCTCATCCGCCCCATAGTCTAGATAGTGTTGATAGGGGTCAAAGTCTGGGTTGTCCTGTGCGGCTCGTTGTAGATCTATATTCGCTGCCATATAAGCTTCTGCATTGAACATAGTTCCTTCAGTATCAGTTCTTTGAACGTCAGCTTTAGGTGCTTCACCTGTTCTTCTTTTGGCATCTGCTACAGCTTGTCCTGTTTTAACATCTTTTAAAAGTCTGGCTTTTTTAGCTGCTTCACTTTCAGTACTTCTATTCCTCGCCGTTGTAGCCGCTCTAGAAGCAGTAGCCACGTTAGGAGAAAAATTAAAACTAGCTCCCCCGGTTTCCTCATGAAGTGCTCTAGGTTCACCTGACTCCAAAAGTGCGCTAGGTTCACCTGACTCCAAAAGTGCTCTAGGTTCATCTGACTCCAATCTCCACGGCTCACCATTACCTACAGCAGGCTTAGGCCTAGGCGCAAGTTTAGCTGCTTTGTTAATTGGTTGAGGGGTATATCTCGGATCGTCTTCTAGTGATTTAGCTTTACGAACGTTCCCTTTCACTGCTACAGCTTCACGGACGTTCCCTCCCCCTGCTACAGCTTTACGAACGTTCCCTTTCCCTGCTACAGCAGGTTTACCTTGAAGTGCATCAGGAATATTCCTAAAGTCACCTGTATCAATATTAATACCGCCACCGTAAAGCTTCTTACGTTTTAAAGCTGCTAAACTTTTCCCCTTACCCTTACCTGTTTTATTCTTTTTTATTTCCGTTCTCCCCATTTAGCTAAAGACTTGATACCGAAAGAAGCTGCCATTGCTGCACCTAAGAAACCTTTGTAGAAATCAGGCATTTCCTGTAGAGTAATGAAACCTTCTTTTATATAAGGAACCATGTCAGGAACGAATGCACCGATT